AGAGTTTCTAACTCCTGCTTTTCTTCTTCGTTCATATATTACTCCTCCGTCTCCATGGTTTCCTCGGCCTTGCGCCGCAGTTCCTCCTCCGCGTCCTTCACCCACGGTAGCTGTTCCAGAATGGTGCGCTTGGACAGCAGGGGAGAGAGGGACAGCAGCGTGCTCGCCAGCGCCGTGTGATCCTGCGGCAGATTCTTGTAAAACGTGACCCGCCCCTGTTCCAGCGCCACCGGCGTCCCCAGCAGGGCAAAGCCGCCGGAAAGTGCCGTCAGCAGCCGGTGCAGGCCGTCCAGAAAGCAGCGCTCCTTGGCAAGGCGCACCTGCTCGATGCCCCACAGCTTGTACTGCATCGCCACGCCGGAGGCGTTCCCGGCGAAGCGCTCATCGGAGAGATCCGGCGTCATGCTCAGTTCCAGAATACTGCGGCGCAGATTGCTCTCCAGTTGGGCGAGGGCCTCGTGGTTCAGATTTTTCACCACGAATTCCGCCCGGCCCCCCTCTGCCAAAGAGAGGATGCGGGTGCGGTTGGCCTCGTCGATGTCGCCCTGAGTCGTACCCTGCATCCCGTACAGGGCGAGGAAGGCGTTGGCCACCGACTGCATATCGTCCATGGCCCCGGAGAGCAGCAGGTTGTACGCGTCCATCAGACCCGTCACCATCTCGAAATCGCCGCAGGTCTGGCAGTTGTTGTTGAAGGGCACCAGCGCCAGATGCCCCGGCAGATTTTCCTCCGGCGCGCCCAGAGCCACCCGCTGACCGTCCCATGTGAAGGGCGTGATCCGCTCCTCCTCGTAGAGCATCCCGCATACGGTGTCGTCCGGGCGCTTGAACAGCCGGACGGCGGCGCGGAGCGGTTCACCGGCCTCGCCGCCGCGGATGCCGAAGCAGGTGAGGGGGTCGCACCGGCACACCCGCACGCC